TGCGGACTTCCTGGCGCGCCAGAGGCTAGACGATGCGTCGCTAAACAAGCTGTTACGCGAGCACCTGGCCAAGATGCCGCCCGAGCAGCTAGCGGAACTGCTACCTCGGTTCGGCGATACGATGTCAACGGAGAAGCGCGCGTGAACGAATCAGATCGAGAGAAGGGGCGCCGAGAGGCGTTTGCGTTGGTGGTGTCTCATATACGGCAATTCCGCGAGCGGCGCGAGGTCAGTGGGGTTGCGTGGGTGGCGACCGATGCCGACGTTGAGCTGATTCAGCTCGTGGAAATGTGCGGGGCAGAGCGTGAGTGACGACTTCGCCATCCGCCCGGCCGCCCCCGACGATATGGCGTTTGTGATTGACGCTTGGCTAGAGGGCTACTGGATGGATGGCCCGTTCTCACTCGTGATGCCAAAGTCCACGTGGTGGCCGCGCTGGCATCGTGTGATCGAGAATATCCTGGCCGACGAACGAACCCGCACGGTCATTGCGTGCCTGGAAGAGCGGCCGGACCAGCTGATGGGATTCGCGTGCAGTAGGCCGGCGGACGTCCTGCATTGGGTGTACGTCAAGCAGGCGTTTCGGGGGAACGGGATAGCGAGAGAGCTTCTAGACGTGGAGCTTCCCGCGAGGTGTAGCCACTGGACGGTAAAGGCGAATCGCTTCAACTGGCATCAGTCGGAATGTTGGAGCTACGACCCTGCCATCATCAAGGAATACCAACCATGATCAAGGCGACGTCTATCCGCTGGGGTGCCAACGTGGAGCTACGCGGGCGAGAATCGCAGCGCAGGGTCGAGGGCGATGGCATCCTGTACGACGAGCACACCGGGAATGTCGAGGTTGACGACGGTGGATGCCGAGCCATCGTGGTGCCCCCGCAGGGGAGCGTGATTGTGCTGGGAGAACGGTTGCAGGTCGGAGAGGTCGAGACGATGCGGGATCGTATGGCAAATGCGACGACTCAAGACATGCTCGATAGTGTAGCCGCGCAGAAAGTAGCGAATGAATCCCATCCCGCTCGCGTGTTTGTCAATGGGGTCGAGGCCAATAAAGATGAAATGCATCCAGGCGCCTATGACGTAGGCTTCGCCCCGGCTAGGAAGGCAGCCATTGAACCCCCTCGAAGTCCAGCTAGCCCTGACCCTCCGCCAGCACGCCCAATCAAAGCGCGCCGCTGAGTTCAGCGCTGAGGCCATCTGCTTCGACGAGCAACGGGCCTGGGTTCGTGATGCCTCGCCATTTGCCGTAGCCTGTACGACTCGCCGAAGTGGAAAGACATTCGGCGATGGGACTGCGCTACTTGAGACGGCGCTAGGTGAGCCGAACATCACGTGTATCTACGCGGCGCAGACCCGCGGCGTCGCCGAGGAGTTGATGTGGCGGCATCTCAAGATGGAAAACGAAGCCTATGCGCTTGGCGGCGTCACCAACGAAAGCAGACTGATCCTCACGTTGCGGAACGGCAGCCGTATTCGGCTGGGCGGTGCCAAAGATCGCAAGGAGGCTGACAAATTCCGCGGTGTCAGCAAGGTCAAGTTGGCCATCGTCGACGAGGCGCAGAACTTTCGCTCATCGGTGTTGAGCTACCTAATCGATGACATCCTAGAGCCAGCGATGCTCGACGTGAACGGGCGCATGCGGCTCAGCGGAACTCCCGGGCCGTTGGCCGCGGGTTACTTTCACGATGCCTGCCACAACCCGAACATCCCGCGGTACTTCTGGACGCTTCACGAGAACAAGCACCTCGGGATGGAACCGCATGTGTTTCTCAAGCGAATCCGCGACCGTCGTAACATCACCGAAGCGGACCCCACGTATCAGCGAGAATACCTCGGGCGCTGGGTGCGGGACGAGAACGTGCTGGTGTTCCGTTATTGCCCCTCGGCTGAGTACGAAGAGCTGCCGACTGGCGCGAAGCCATGGAACTATTGCATAGGCGTTGATCTTGGCTTTGAAGATCGCGACGCCATCGCGGTAGGTGGCTGGCGCACGGGTGAGCGCACCGTCTACCTCATCGAGGAGCACCAGGCACCCAAGCAGACGATCACGAAGCTTGCCGAACAGGTTGCACCACTCGTTGCGAAGTACAAACCACGCAAGAGCGTTTGGGACTTCGGCGGCCTTGGCAAAAAGATAGCCGAGGAGGTGCGTAGCCGATGGCCCATGCCAGTCGAGGCGGCCGACAAGGCCCGCAAGCTTGAGCACATCGAGCTACTCAATAGCGCGATGCTTGCCGGAGCATTCAAGGCGCGCAAGGGTGGGCCATTCGCCGAAGATTGCGGACTTGTCCAGTGGGACCAGGATGCGCGGGCGAAGGGCACCCGCAAGGTTGCCGACGACTACCACAGCGACATCACCGACGCAGTCCTGTACATGTACCGGGCGTGCCGGGCGTTCATGGAACCAGAGCCCGAAGCACACGACCCCAACTACCGCGAGCCCAGCGAGTTCATGCTGAAGCAGCTGGCCGAGCAGAAGCGGCTCAGGGGGCGTGACCCGCTAGGGCTTGCGCTTGGCTTCGATGACTGACAAGGGCGGCCCACAGCTGTTCTGTGCGGTATGAACCGATGTGAATTTGTGCCGTGAGATGCATACGCTGAAGCTTAGGTTCTCCATCTTTTCGACAAGGGCGGCCCACAGCATAGAACCTGCCGGTGTGAGGGAATTTTTTCTCATGGATTCTTGCCCCGTTAATCTACAGTGGGACACTCACGGTTGCTTCCCCGAGATGCGCATCACCAGGTTAATAAAGAGTCTTTTAGCAAATTCTTCTTTAGCACTCTTCAATTGTTTGTCATGCGCATTGAGCCAACATGCGGCGGTATCGCGCATGGCTTGTCTCTCCTTGATGACGTTCCGCAGGACATCGTCCGACAGGCATGAAAGGTCCTTGCGATCAAGTGCGTTGTCTCCATCTGTCCACCCCTTCCACGCAGATGGCTTCATGGCTGCTTCCCCTCCGCGTCTCGCTTGGCCAGCATCTCGGCCACCCGCAACGCGAAGTACGGATGAACCGGCAGCCCCCCGGCCGCGGCCTTGATAGTCTGACGGCAGCATCCGAAGATGCGCGCAGCGCCTGACTTGTTTTTGGCCGCCACGATAGCGGCGAGTCGTTTCTGGTGTGCCTCGGGCAAGGGTTGGTAGGTAATCATTGGTAGCCAGTTAACATCAATCCACGCCCATGGTCAAGGGGTGCGTGCATGCTTTGTGCGTTTTGTGTAACCATGGGTGCATGCGCGTTGGTCAGCTCCGCAGCCTTTTGCAGGTTCTGCGGGCCAATGGCGTCACCGAGTTCAGCGGCGTCGACGGCAAAGGTACGGTTTCGATCAAGCTAGCCGATGCGCGCGCGCCGTTGCCCGTCGTCAAGGGCAAGGCTGACAAGGCAGGGCCGCCGCTTTCCGAGGCTGGTCGGGTCATGCAGCAGCTCCAGACGCCCGAGGCCGTCGACATGTTGAAAAAACTCGGCGTACCAGCTGAGACGATGGCCGACGTGCTGGTGGGGCTTAGCTGATGGCGCGCAAGCTGAAGATCCCAGGCCGCCTCACGTATCGTATGCCCCACTCGACCGGCACGACGGCCGCCAATGGCGACGCCATGGGGAATCATGGCCGATGGTGGGACATCGAGGACGAGGACAAGGCCCGCGCGTGTGCGCTCGACTGCTGGCGGTTGCTGATTTCCTGCCACACCACCCGGCTGCTGAAGGATGCGCTTCACCAGGCACTCTACGACGGCGAGCCGCCGTATTGGCTCGGCTCGATGGTGCCCGGATCGCCACTGCTTTATCAGGCGTCCAGCACCATCGACGGCTACACGAAGGCGCGCGCGAACGTGATTCGTCGGTGTGTCGACACTGCGGCGTCGATGATCGCGAAGAACATGATTCAGATCAGCTGTCTGACGGATGGCGGATCGTGGCGGATGCAAAAGAAAGCGCGCCAGCGCACCAAGTTCATCAACGGGCTGCTGCGCGAGATGGATTTCCACACCGAGCAGCAATGGGCATTCGTCGACGGGATGCTGACCCGTTCCGGTGGTATGGTAAAGCTGTGGATCGACCGGGAGAACAAGACAATCCGTTGCGGGCGCCGGCACTGCACCAACTTTGCTTGGAATGAAGCTGAGGGCCGCAATCTGCGAAACCTCTACGAATGTACACCTACCAGCCGCGATGAACTGCGGTTGCAGTTTCCCAGATACGCCAAGGAAATCGACGGAGCGAAGGCGTCGGAATATCGGGCCAATCAGGCGTATAAACGACTCCAGGCAAACGACACCATCGCCGACATGGTCGACCTGTACGACTGCTATCATCTAGGCATCAGCGCCGAGAAGCCAGGCCGCAGAATTCTCGCCCTGAACAACGTCACGCTGATCGATGAGCCGTGGGAGCTGAACAGGTTCCCCTATCCGCGTTTCTGCTGGGACAACGCCGACACCGGCTGGCAGGGGCGGCCCGCGAGCGACACCCTGATCGGGTATCACTACGAGGTCGGCAAGACGATGCGTAAGATTGCACGCGGGCAGAGCCTGGCGTGCGTTCCGCGCGTGTCGATTGAGTTGGGGAGCGAGGTTCAGGAAGATGAGTTGACGAACGAAATCGGCGGTGTCATGCACCACAGGGGTACGCCGCCTGTGTTCGGCCCATCGGCGGCATTCCCGCCCGAGGTGTATCATTATCTCGACTGGTTGATCGAACAGGCGATGGCTGACGTCGGGATCAACCAGATGCAGAGCCAGGGCCAGAAGCCGGCCGGGCTGGATGCTGGTGTGGCGTTGCGAGAGTACAACGACATCGCGAACACTCGCCAGGTGCCGAAGGGCCAGCGGCTGGAGCGGCAGACCGAGGACGCGGCCGAAATCATCATGTACCTTGGGAGCAAGCTGGCCGAGGAAGACAAGACGTTCGCCGTCCAGGCGCTGGGGGCTGGCTCATACGACAAAATCGCATGGTCAGACGTCAGTGGCGACGACAACGACATCCGCATCCACAGCGACCCCGTGAGCGCGCTACCGTCGACCACGGCGGGCAAGATCCAGACCGTCACCGACCTAATCAAGGGTGGTCTGCTGCCTCCCGAGGAAGTGCAGGGAGGTCTTGCGCTGAAGCTGCTCAATTTCCCCGACCTGGAAAAGGTCATCACGATGGAGACGGCAAACCGCGAACTGGCCGAGATGCAGGTCGACCTGGCGCTCTACGAGGGCAAATATCTGGCGCCCGAGCCCTACCAGTCGAGCACTGGTCTGAAGCTGCTCAAGACGTTGGCGTGTCGCCAGTATTTCGTGGCGCTCGGGCTAGACGACGTCCCAGAGAAGCACATGGACATGCTGCGCCGACTGATGAGCGAGGCTGACCAGCTTGACCAGCGACTACAGGCGCCGGCCCAGATGCCGGCCATCGACCAGCCGATTGCTACGCCACCGCCGCCAGCGCGCCCGCTGCTGCAACAGTCGGAACTTGCACCGCCCATCGTGCCGAACCGAGGCGCCCCAGGCGGTGAGCCCATGCCTGCGCCAATGCAGGGAGGGCCGCAGTGATG